TCCATCCTACCGGGTTGGCCACTTCATCCTGTCCACGCGCGATCTGCGGCTCCGACTCCATCGAATTATATATCGATAAAGCCTTCCGTATAAATAACTCGTCCCCTTCAAAGGAAGTGACACCGGTATAAGTCCGAGGATCAGTCTTGTTCATCGCAGCGATTTCAACCGCTTTGGTAGACAATTGATCCTCTAGATCATATTTGGTTTCTCTAACCCTCTCCAGTACAACTAAGAGCTGACTAGTAGAAAAGTGATCAAGGCTACGTCCCGAAATAGAACGTTGACTTAATCACCCTAATCAACTCTCGGTATTACTCGTTACTCATGGTCCCCCTGGCCTAGAAGCTCAGACCCATGGAATTCTAAGGCGCACATTCAGATCAAACAGATCAGAATCTTGTCTTGACCTTACCTTGTACCCGACTCCATAGAACCTCGCTAACTGTTGTCAAACCAAGTGGTATTTTTCCACAAGGACAATAGATAGACGAAGACTAAGTTTCATAGCCACTAACTCCCTTAGACTTACTTGATCATTACGTTCCGGAGCTCAGAATTTCTTCGCAAACTCCATCACAACTTTATTACGGCTAATAAGAGATTTAGCAAGTCCAGCTTGAACACCAATAGTACTTAATATATTTAAGTAATTCTTGGCTACACGCTTATCACCTATAACAACGTCATCACCAAGAATAGCATATCTGCTAAATCAGTGGAAACGCTGACCTCTCTCCTTCTGAACCAATGCATAGGCATATTGCACAATCGCATGATGAGTAATGGCAAGTGAAGCTCAAGAGCTTAAGGCACCCATCGGTTGCCCTACAGCATAATAAACTCTGACTTCCCTTAGCTCTCCCTTTTTCGGAATATAATCATTTCCACGTATGACCTTTAAACCTGAAGGAAAGATCCGCCGCGGGGCTTTAACCCGCTTAGGTGGATCTCTCCAACGAAGTAAGAATTCCCGACCTACCAAAATCTCAGCCCAAAGTTCACCTAACCTTTTTGATGAATCCTGCCAAAAGCCGAAGCCAAAGATAGAATACACCTTAGAAATCAGAGGAATCTGAACCGAAATAGGTAGTCGATCCGTAGCCGCTGAAAGATCAATAGAATATACCCATACCGGTCTTCCTTCTGAAAGACGACGTATAAGGTAATCCTTAAGGATCTCAGCTGGTTTAGGCTGATTAAACGTTCCATCCTGAGGTATAACCCTCAATATAGAAAATATAGCGTCATGGAGAGGACGCATAACCCAATGCGTTCATGCATCGACCATGGCGAAAACTCTCATTTTACCCGCCGCCTCCTCCTTAATAGCAAGTTTTCCTAAGAGTCCACGTGAGACCAGGGTGGCCTCATATTTCATCTTCACAAATAACTCATCCCCAGCCCATCTTATCCGATTAAGGAGAGAACGCCCTGAGATAATCTCAAGGTATTCCTCCAACCGAGCAAAAAGACTGGAATCAAGTCAAGATCTAGCCGAGATAGCCAGAGATACCAAAGATGACGAAGCAAAGGGGATAGAATCCCCCGTTTCGTCAGTTGGATCCACAGCTTTCGTCGAAGGTCCGCTCTTTAAAATCGGAAAAGGACGAGGTAAAGGTAGCTTCTTCCGTAAATGAAGATATTCTGATCCTAGAAGCTTCGTTACTTCAGGTCAGAAGTCGTCATCCACGAACTTTTCTCAACACACCTTCCACTCACCAGGTATACTAACCCCTGGGTTGGTAATCGTGTCAATATTTACTTGTCCTGCGAATTCCAGTATTCGGTAAATACCGAATAAGCTAAGTCACAGTTTGATGGCATGACCATCACCTTTACGCAATAACATCCTTTGCATAGTAGGTATAACCCTAGGAAACCCGGTACGAGAACGGTTAACCCGTCTCTTTAAGGGCTCCAACGAATCAACCCTATAAGCTCCGCAAGCCTGCTGGACCAAGACCTGACACACCTTTAAGTGCATCACGGCACCCTTGGTTCCTTGGGACTTGCAAAGAGCCATCGTCCAAAAAGCAAAAGTTACTAGTAATTTAACATCACTCACAGTTCTGTGGAGACGAAGTACATCAATAATCATAAAAAGATGTTTGATGACTCCGCGTCCCTTGTTTCCAAGGAACAAACCATTGATAGCCTTCAACCGTTGATCGATTAACAATCCGAACGTTTTTGTCACCTGAGATCTAACACCCTGTTGAATAACAGGACGAAGATTCTTTTGATTTGAAAAGTTAGCATTGTCGATTATGTCGTTAAGGATACCAGTGGATACTAAGTCAGTTACTTCCATTATTCACACCGCTACTTTCGCGTGCAGCCGCGCTAGATGAATCTCTCTATCTACAAAATGCATTTTTATTATATCCGTCTTGGCTCTTTTGGATTGGCTACCTCAACCATTCTTAAGATCATCTATTGTACA